TCGTGCCGGCGTCGCTCAGTCCCATGCGGAACTCTTTGGCGGTGCTGCACAACGTGGTCACGTCATTCTCAGTGGCGGTGCCGCCGGTGACGGTGATCTCGCGAGCGATGCAATCAAGCGTCGCCATCACGGGCAACGGATCGATGTTGACATCGGTGCATTCGGACGTCGAAATCTGGATCGACGTTCCCTGAACGAGGAGAACTTCTGAACTCATGGTTTTGTCTTCCTTTCGGACAAAGATCCGTCGCGCGACGGGAAAAAAGTGCCCGAACCGGGCGGCCTATAAATTAGAACAGATTGCCTGTCAATTGGCATCAGGATAGCGTCAAAGTAGCACTCCGTACAACGCCGTCCGAGCCCTTCACCTTGACCGTCAAGACGGTGTCCGACGTCAATTCAAAGGCCATCGACCCGATCGCTGTCGGCTCCGCTGAAGCGCGCAACGCGACCGTGTCAGACGGGCGGCTCTCCCAGACCTGGGTGGCGGCGTTGAAGTAGATCGAATCGTTGTCCTGCGCGCTGCCGGAAGCGACGTCGTACAGGTCGTTGAGATGCAACCCCGTGTCGACAGTGACGTAGACGCTGCCGGTGGCGGACTTTTTGACGACCCATCCAACCCGAACGCCGCTGGCCGGAGCCGAAGGGCGGGCGTTGGTCAGGACGCCCGGAGTAGTCGAAACGAACAGTTCGTCCCCAGCAGTCCACCCAGAGGTGTCGATGTCTCTCACCAGGCCGCGGGTAGTCACAAACCCTTCAGACCCATGAGGAATCGCCTGAGTGGCAATGCCGATCACTTGCGTGGCAACGCCGGGCGCGTCGGCATCCGCCAGTTCGCCCTTGATGCGCTGGCCCTGCGAGCCGCTGATCGCGACTGCGGCGCCGTCGGGGATCTCGACCCCCGAAGAGTTGTGGATCCGCACCAAGTCTTCTTGCCCGAGCTGAAGCGTCACCAGCCCACCGCCCATACCGAGGTCGACCGTGCCGTCCGTGGCGTTCCATGCCATCTCGCCTTCAGCCACCACGACGGCGGCGGCGGTGTTAAACGAGAGTTTCGGGGCGCCAAGCTGCGCGTATTCGCACATCGCCAGGGTCGACGCTTTCTTGGTCAGTCCGCCTTGAACGACCGGGAACTCCTCGGCCCCCGTCAGGGGCAGCGCGAGTTCCAGCGCGGAAATCTTTACGTCGGCCATGATCACTCCATCGTCAAAATGTCGCCGCTTTCAGCAAGCAGGTGGCCGCCGTCTTCAGCCAGCAGGTGATAGGTTGGTGCGGGCGGCATGGTGTACCAGAAACTGATGTCCTGCATCGCAGCCCTTGTGCGCGTCACTTCGTCATAGCGCGCCACCAAAGCCCCTGTGACGTAACCGCGAAGCGGCGGAGCGCTCAGGATCTGTTCGGACTCGCGCATAAGCGTGTTGGCCTGCTGGCGCGTTTCAGCCCACACCATGAACTGCACAACCGCATTGTACTTTCGGCTGCCACCGCAGAACGAATTGACGGCAGCTCCGTCGACCTGTTGGTAGAGCATGAACGGCATGGCGGCGTCGGGCGGCGCGACATCCGGGTAGACCTTCCCGCTGAAGAGCGGCGCGAGGGCCGCGTAGATCGCTTCTTCAATCACGGTTTGATCTCCTTGACCTTCTCAGCGAATCGCCGCTTCATGGCCGCCACGGCGGCGTCCTTGTTCTGTTCCCAGGTGCGATCGATGTAACGGTCGCCGGCGACCCACTGAGGCGTGAGCAGACGACCGGACGGGATGTCATGCGCGCTTGGCCCGCGGCGATTCTTGTTCGACTTCGATCGCAGCCATCGACCGTTGGCGTACCGGTTGTAGAGCCAGTGCCCGTATTCGACGTTGTACCAGTGCTGCGCTTTGCCCTTGTTCGGGCCGATGGTGTACACCGACTTGTGCGCGGTGCTGGCCTTGGTGTTGAACCAGTGGTAGATCGACTCGTGCAGTTTGCCGCTCTTGACTGGCACGTTCTGACGCATCGCCTGGTACAACAGCCGCGCACCTGCGTAGGCCGCAGGCCGGATCGCCTCGTCTTCGACCTTGGCGATGTAGTCCTTGAAGGAATCAACCAGGCTGCCACTGAAGGTGATGCTGACGTTCTTCGACTTGTACAGCTTGAGTGTTCTGTCGATTCTCGGGCGCGCCATATCAACCCCCTTCGTTTGCGCCGACCATGCACGCGAGGTCGATGAACTCGTTGCCCGCCACGTCGTACAGAACATCGCGGATGTCGTACTCACGACCGGCAATCACGGCGCGCATGCCATGCGTGATGCCCGCGCGCCTGCGGATCCGGATACTGGTCGTCGTCCGGGCGACTTCATTGCCACCAGCGTGCAACTCGTTGCGCGCAGCGCCCATGCCGGTCAGCACTTTGACGTCGCCCCACACGGTGACGACATGCTCCCATGTCCGCACCGGCTGGCCCAACGTGTCCTGGCTCTCAACGAGACGCTCAATTCGGATGCGGCGGTTCAGCCGGCCGGAGGCTACGACTCCCATTACGCCAGCCCTTTGTTCACACGCCGGGGGCGCAGCAAGTACTCGATGCCGATCGGCATTTCATACGCTTGCTTGTCGGTGACCGCGCCGCGGTTCTTGTACATGTGCTCGAGCATCAGCAGGATCGCCATCCGCAGTTTGGCGGGGATGTTCTGCGTGGTGTAGCCCGCGGTAAAGGTCACCGTGATGGCGTTGGCGACGTCCGCTGCCGCCGGCCACTCCCCAGTCACTGGGAGCACCCACGGCACGGGCAGCGAACGATCCACCACATAGCTGTCATCGGTCGCCGTGATCTCTTGGAGATCGGCGTCCAGGAAGACCAGGCTCTGCACCTCGATGAGCGGCGGCCAGGCCAGCTCGATCGCGGCGTTCGGAAATCTGTCGAGGGTTACGGCATAGGTTTTCGGCGCCAGGCTCACGCCGAGAAAGTCCTCGCACGCCTCGCGCGCGGCCGGAATCCCGACCGTGGTCAGCCAGGCATCATCAGGCGTGGACAGCGGCGTACCTTCTGGATCCAGCCGAAGATGCGACCAGGCGAGCGCAAGATCAATCGGCTCCTCGGTCGCGTCGGTGATCAGTTGGATGCCCATCAGGTTCCTCTTCTCATGTGCCGACCGTTGCCTCTGGCCGCGGTCTGTGTGTTGTGCCGATCAGCTTTCTGATACCGCCTGTCCGGGTTGGTGAGCTTCGCGTAAACGACGGTCTTTCCACCCGTGGCGGTGGCTTCGTCCTCGAGGTGCGCGTAGTCCACAACATCCAGATACAAGTCCGAAAGCAGGCTGACTTCATCGGTGACGGCTACCGCGTCAAAAACGGATTCCGCGTATTCACCCGGGCCGGCGGCCGGCAGTGCCTCATCGACAGCGGCAAGCGCGTCCTGCACTTGTTCCCTGTAGCCTGGCGCACCGATCGCTGTATCGGTGACCGACACCACATCGGCGACGGTCTCAGCCACCACTAGACCCGCGACGACGATATCGCTGGCGTCGAGAATGTCTTGAACGCTCCGGGCGATCTGAATCGTCGTCGAAACAGCCTCGGAAGCGTTGACCGCGTCCTGCACCTGCTTGACAGCGGTCTGCACGACCGCCGTCGCAACGTCCGAAGCAGCGGCCGGGTCGCTCACGCTGCGGTGCGTGCCCGCGAATGCCTCAGAGGTGTCGGTGGCGGCGGTGGCGTCTTGGTCTGTCTGGTTGACGCTCGCCTGGGTCGCCGTGGCCTCTGAGAGCGCCCCGCTGTCGATCACCGATGCGGATGCCGCCACCTGCGACGTCATCGCGTCTGTGAGGCTCCCAGCGTCCTGCGCGCTTTCGTCGACGAATATCTCACCGACGGCATAGAAGCGCGCGGTATCCGAGCCAGCTTCGACCGCAACCAGTTCCCCGGAGATGATCGCCGCGCCGTTGAAGACTGCAACGTCCCGACCGGTCTCTGCTGCGGCAAGAGCACCATAGATCGGCACCAGGCCGTTGAAGGCAGCGACATCTCGGCCGGCCTCAACCGCCGCCAGCGCACCGACGATCTCAACCGTGCCGTTGAAAGCCGCCGCATCCGAGCCCGTCTCGACTGCCAACAGGCGCACACTGACGATGGACTCGCTGGTGAACGCCGCGGTGTCCTTGCCGGTCTCGGTCGCCTTCAGCAGGCCGGATACCGGCACGCTGCCGTTGATGAGCGCGGTGTCCTGGCCGGTTTCTTGCCCCGTGAGCGTGCCGCTGATCTGAACGCCGGCGTTGAACGCAGCGACGTCTTTGCCTGCCTCTGATGTCTGAATCCGGCCGCTGATCGGCAGCGTGCCGTTGAATGC